GTATTTGGAGATTGGTTTGGTACTACTACTTCAGGACATCCAGGGTACTTCGGAGGATTATTTGGAGGTAAAACAACTTCCAAAACTACTGAGTTACTAGGAGCTGGAGTTAATATTATTGCTCAGAATTTGGCAGATGTATTTGATATTGATTCTGGAAAGGTCAAATCTTTACAGATGAAAATCTGGGAGAAAGTTAAAGAAACTACAACTACTACTAAATCAGGCTTCCTAGGCTTTGGAGGAGGCACTAGTACTAGTACTTCTACCAGAGTTAGTGAGCGTGATTTTGATAATGCGGCAGAATCTTCTTTTGCAGAGACTTTATATGATATCACTCATGCGGTAATCGATTTAGGCGAACAGTTAGGCTACTCTAGAAGTGATCTAACTGATACTCTACAAGGATTTCAGATTGCAGCACAGCAAATTGATCTTAAAGATTTAGCTCCAGATGAGCAAGCAAGTGCTATTAACGCAGCCTTGTCGTCTATTGCGAATGATATTACTTTGAAGATTATTCCAGCAGTAGAGAATTGGAGACATGCTGGAGAAGAGTATTTAGAAGCATTATCTAGAGTTTACAGAGATATGCTTGCATTTAATCAAGCATTTGAATCTATTGGACGTAAGACAGCAGACTTCTTATCCGCTTCTGGAGTTGAAGATATTCTAGATTGGCAGCAAAAGCTGCTTTCCTCTAAGAAGGGTGGATTTGGTGATATTGGTGGCTTAAAAGATGCTTTCCAGAAGTTCTCTGAGAGTATTTATAGTGAAGGTGAGTTAGCTAAATTTGCACTTGATAGTGCAAAAGATAGAGTTAACACAGGGCTTAGTGAGTTAGGCTTAGCTTCAGACTTAGCAGCAGATGATTTCCGTTCTTGGTTTGAGGGTAAATTAGGTACTGGTTACTTTGATGATCCTGACAAGCTTGCTATTGTTATTCGTCTTGGTGAAGCTTTCGATGATATGACTTCAAGTGCTTCAGACTTAGAAGATGCATTTGGCGGTATTATTGATCTTATTGAAGAGATGAAGTATGGAGAGCTTTCTTCCCTTACTCAAGCTCAAAAGTACGCACACTTTAAAACAGAAGCAGAAACTTTAGCTAGAGATGCTATGGCTGGAGATGTTAAGGCTGGCGAGAAGTTAGCTGAAACAATGTCTAAATTTGTTGAATTGTCTAAGGATATGTTCGGTGGAGTAGGTAACTTCATGAACGATAGAGATTGGGCACTTAAGCAACTTGAAGACTTTAAAGCTAAGATGGGCTTTGCTATGGGCGGTATCGTTGCTGGAGGCTTTAGAGCTTTCGCAAACGGAGGCATGGTAAATCAACCTACTTTAGGTTTAGTTGGTGAAGGTGCATACAATGAAGCCATTGTTCCATTACCTGATGGTAGAAGTATTCCAGTTATGCAAACTGGTAATAACCCTATTGTTGTGGAACTTAGCAAGTTTAGAGAGGAGCAAGCTGAGCTTATGAGATCAGCTGTTACTATTAATTCACAAGAAAGTGAAGAAATGCGTGAACAGTTGGATGATCTTAAAGCTGAGATTATAGAGTTAAGAGGTAGTACAGAAGGATTTGGAAACTCAGTAGAAAGAGTTGCAACTAGTATTGATTTTGGGAGAGCATAAAGATGGCATTGACGGCAGCACAAATAGCATACTTACGTGATGCCTATGCTCCTCGAATTTATTTAGTGGAGCTTGATGCTTATGATTTAAGCACAGGCTCCACTACAACTCTTTACTATTCTACACATGGATTTACTTCTGCTCCTTCAGACACTCCTTCTAATGTTCATTTTGAAGGCCGAGTTAAGTCAGCTCTAAATGTTTCTAGGAACATGTATTCTCCAGGTAAGATTGGGGGTCGTAGTATCCCATCTTTCGGTACTATTAAATTAAATAATGTTGATGGAGCTTTAGACTTCTTACAAGGTTATAGTATTAATGGTAGAAATATCAAGGTAAAAGTTGGTAACGGAGACTCTTACTCAGATTTCTTTAATATCTTTGTTGGTACAATGGATCAAATTGAATGGTCCGCTAAAGAAGTTATTGTTAAAATTAGAGACTTTCAGCACAAACTTGATAAAGATATTGAAACTGATACTTATACAGGTACAGTAGAGATTACAGGTACAGCACAAGGTGGAGGAACTGATACTATTACTTTAGCCTCTTCGGCCAGCAGTACAAATGATTATTACAAGTATATGGATGCGGAGATTACTAGTGGTACAGGATATGACCAGAAAAGAAAGATTGTTTCCTACAATGGAAGCACTAAAGTTGCTACGATTAAGGGTAGTACGCCTTGGACAGTTACTCCTGATTCTACTTCTGTATATTCTATCTATAATCATAGTAACGGGGAAGATAGGTTAAAAGGTAAAATTAAACCTGTTTGTTATGGAGATGTGGCACATATTGAGCCTATCGAAATCGACCCTAGTAACAGAAAATACCAGGTTCATAATGGGCCTATTGAAGAAATTGCAGGAGTATATGCTGGAGGAAACCAACTAGGAAGTTGTAGTTCTGGAAGCTATACTAATGCTTGGGATTGTCAAGCAGATGGACACACTTGGAATCATTCTGGATTTACTGTAGATCTAGCTAATGGTACTTTTACAGTTCCTGGAGGCGCAACAACTGTTATTACTGCAGATGTTAAAGGTTCAAAAGAAACTGATGCTTTCAATAGTACTGCTACATACGAAAATCGTCTTGGTAATATTGTAAAAAGAATTGTCACGACAAAAGGAGGACTCGGAGCATCGGATATAGATGCTGACTCCTTCACTACATTAGAGACTTCAACTACCGCAATCCAACACGGCGATGTTGGGTATTATGTGCCGGAAGGTGAAAATATTCTTAATGTTTTAGATGAACTAATATCATCACTAGGGGCATTTTACACATTTGATCGAGAGGGGAAATTAGTTGTAGGTGTATTAACTGCGCCATCGGTAACTCCAGCCGAAACTTTTACTGAGATTGAGTTAATGAGTATTAGTCGTAGATCTACTGGTATTCCAACAGTTTCAAATACTATTGGGAGTAGGAAACAGTGGAAAGTTTTCTCTGAAAGTGATATGGCTGGGGCTGTATTGAGTGACGAAACTTACAAGCATAGATTAGAGAATGAATTCGTAGATGAGAAGTATGAAAACCTAACGGTCAAAACAAAACATCTATTAGCAGAAGAAGCGGATAAGGTAGATACTTATCTTACTTGTAACTGTATGGGGTACGAGGAAGCAAAGAGACGACAAACATTATATGGCACTGAAAGAGACTTATTTGTAATTAAAGTAAAGACGCAGCCATTTATGTTAGAATTAAATGATACTATACAAATCAAAATAGATAGGTATGGGTTAAATAATGGAAAGAATATGAGAATTGTATCACTAAAAGAGGATGCTTTAAAGAATGAAGTAACTATGGAGGTTTGGGGATGAGTCTTGCTATTATTGGTGATAACTTTATAGATGTTTCCACTACTGATATTCTAGCTGAATCTCAGGCTACTAATTTACCTAGTACTAATTTAAAAGATAGGCAGATTACTAAAGTATGGCGCACAGGAGATCAACCTGCTAAAGGTGAGATCCATGTTGAAGTGCAGCCTACTACGTCTGACTGGATTGACTTAGGACAAACTTCTAGTAGCGCAGTAAGATTTACTTTTGTTTCTACTGGTAGTTCCAATATTTCTGCTAGACAAATTCGTATTATGGCGGATTTAGATGATACGGTAGGAGAGATTTGGTACGTACTAAAAGAGTATGCCGCAGGAGGCTATGCTGGAGAAGTAGATGATTTGGACATTAATGTAGGTGGACCAGTTCGTACTTGGACTCCACCAACTGAATCTATAGCTTCAGGATCACAAACTATTGGGCAAGAGGGGGTAGGTCTTTCACACAATAGACATATTAGAATGAATGTAAAAAGCTCACTAGGTACTGCATATTATCCTAGTGGTACTAGTACTTTACCTTATGGTAATGGCTACTACTATAAAACTTACGGTGGTTGGCACCAAAGTATGGCTTTTAAAGATGGGCATATCGGCGGACAACAGGAAACTCATATTCAGTTAGAATTTGATGGGCAAAGATTAGTAGATAGTTTATCTCTTATTAATCATAACCTGTCTGGTGGAGCTCAATGGAGAGTTAGATTTGCTACAGATTTAACTGCGGAGATGGATGCTTGGCCTAATAGACATTGGAATCTAGCTAATAAACATAATTGGGATAGTGTCCCCAATAAGTGGAGTTACGTTGCACACACTAAATGGACAGATGTATGGCCCACTATAGGATCATTTGGAACACTACCTTGGGGTGTATTTTTATGGGGTACTAATATTAGTGCGGAACAGTTAGCTAGTTATAAGCCTTTCTCGTCCCATCTACTACTAGATAATCCAGTATACGCAAAATATATTAGAATTGAAATTAGAGATACTTCAGCACCAGAATATTTTGAAATTGGTCGTGTTGTATTAGGAAAGGCTTGGAAGCCTTCAAGAAACATGAGTCGAGGATGGACCCTAACGTATATAGACCCATCTAAGATTTCTACGTCATTAGGCGGTCAAACCTATGTAGATACTCTTAGTAAGTATAGAAGTATCAAATTTAATTTAAAGTATTTAACAGAAAATGAAATTTTCGAAAATGCTTTAGAGTTAGACAGAACCAAAGGATCAAGTGGAGATGTGCTTATCTATACAAATACTAAAGCACCTACACATAAATTATTTAAACAAACGGTATATGGACGTATATCTAAAATCTCTCCAATGAAACATAATATTGAAGGATATTGGACTCGTTCATACCAAATAGAGGAGTTATTATAATATGGCATGGCCCGTAATACTTAATGGCAGAGTTTACAATGCAGACGACTTTGAAGGTACTGCATATGTAACAGGTATGCCTGACGCATTTGAAGATTTTGCAAATCACGCAGCATCTGTACATACAGGACTGGTATACCAGTCTATCAATCTGACTAACACTAGTTCACAGAGAGGAGCTACAATTAACTTAACAGTATCAGGAGCCACATATACTGTAGGCGGTAGTGTTGTTAGTGTAAATAAATCTTTCTCTCCTGGACAACCTTTAAGATTAGCACATTATACTGGAAGTACTTTAGACGGGTTCTTAGATGGTACAGTTACTACTTTTAACGCGACTACAGGAGCTATGGAGTTTCTAGTGGGTAACAGAGTTAAAAATAGTGCTGCAGCTTCTTACGGTTCAGGGTCAGATGCTTGGAATATGTCTGTAGGCGGGACAGGAGACGTTGCTCCACTATCTCCAGGTACTGATTATTATTCTACTTCTCAAGCAGATGATAAGTTCGCTCACAAGTCTAATAACTTAAGTGATTTAAGTAACTCTGGTACAGCATTAACTAATTTAGGCTTAAATGCTACAGCGACAGAGATTAACAATGCTTGTGATGTTTCAGCTTCTGGTACTAATAAAAATAACCATAGTCACGATTCAGATAATGACACTAGGTACTCTAGAACTTTTACAGGAGGCTCTACTCCTACAGCATCCAAATCTGGAGATGTTTGGGTAAATGGCTCAACTATTTACATATCAACGAGTTCAGGTACATCTTCTTGGAAGAAAGTGTTCCCAGCTATCTATTCATAAGGAGTTTATTAAATGGCAAATGAATTACAAAATAAGAGTCCTGCGGATACTTATAAAGATGTCCTACACTTAGGCACAGCTACTACTAGTACTCCAGGTACTGGGCTACCC